ACTGGTAATAGAGTTCGTGGCGGTTCAGATCCAGCAACATACCACCTGCGTACTGAATTTCATGCGCCTGCGGATCCGGCTCCCAGCCCAGCAGCGCTTTCCAGATAAGCTGCCTGACGTCATGAACGGCGTCATAGGATGCCCACTGCCCTTTTTCATCCCGTTCGTTGCTGAGCACCACGATGACGGAAAAACCCTCCGTCAAATCCTGCCAGTAGTCCGTCTGCGACTTCTGCTCGCCGGTGACATCTTCAGATGGAACGACATACGCTGCTGGCAGCCTGAGCTTTCCAGCTTCCGGGATTGCCTTGAACTGCGCGGCACCGCCAACACGGTTTTCAAACAACGGACATCGGGCGCGAAGCGCCGCAATAATCGGGGTTAGTTTCATTTTTTCTTCCTGCGTTGAGGTCGGAGGGATTTACGCAGCTCGCGGGACAGTATGTAACGGGTCCAGCTGCGGCGTCGTTCCAGTACCTCCGTCATGTAGTTGTTGCGGGGAGCAATTTTCCAGCCGCTGCCACCGGAGGCCCCCCGGTGATGCCCTTTTTTACGTTTTGCGCCGCGCCGTACACCGTAAAACAGAAATACAGGGTAAAATGCGCCTGAGATCGGGCGGTTTCCTTCCCCGTTCTTCTGATTAGGGGCAATTTTCACCATCAATCCCGGACGGCGACTGGATGCCCGCGGAACGTAATACCCGATGGAGCGTGCCAGTTTTCCCGTTCTGTATGAAGGATTATCTCCGGGTCCGGAACGCCCCCGCTTCATGACCAGGCGGCGGGCATCACGCATATGTACCTGCCCGATACAGACAAACGCCCGGCGCAAACGCGCCCGGTTAAAAACAAGCGTTTCCGGCTGTTCAAAATCAACGTGTAAAAACGCTTTGTTCTGCATAGCCCTCTGCCCGTTCAGTGCCCAGTTCCTCGCATTCGAGCAACAGGAAACGACGTTTGCTGTTCAGGTCGCGTATGCGCCGGATGCGGTAAACCTGCCCGTCGCAGAACACTTCATGATCGGCGGTAATATTCCGGCGCCAGCGGATCGTGAAATAGTGCGTCACGATTTTTTCCGTCTGTACGGAGCCCTGATAGGCCGCCGCTCCGGGCTGGGCCATCTTCGCCCAGGTGCAGATCTCCTCCGTATACGAGGGGGACACGCCAAAATCATCATTCGGCTCATCCACACGCAGGCGAATCGCTATCCGTTTATCCAGCTCGCCGGGGTCAGGCAATATGTAAGTTGCGCTGGTCTGCGCCTGACGAATTTTCATTGTGGAAAGTACCTGTATGGACCGACAAGCCAGCCAAAGCTCTGTGGCATGTCGAGTTTTTCCACTTCCGTAACGGAAGATCGGTTTTCGTAGAAATGACTGATAAGCATCAACATCCCCAGACGGATATCATCCTGCAGGAGCAGTCCGTCAGGATCGCTGTCCGGAATGGTTTCATCCGGCGCATAGAGCTTCCGGTTCAGATACGTTTCCGTCCGCTTTTGCGCCGCACAGGCCAGCAGTTGCAGATGGCGGTCATCAGCAGTACGGCTTGCAGCCAGTTCATCAGCAGGCGTCTGGGTGTCTTTCTCATAGCCCGCCAGGGTGATGTGCTGCAGGTTAAACTGGTCACCCGCGGCCACAAGCTCCGACAGAGTCCCCGTCTTCGCCGTATAAACGTGACCATACAACTGCCGGACATAACTCCAGCGACCGCTGGAATCATTCATTTCAGTTGCCATCGTGTTCACCGATGCCGTGTCGTTAAACGGAAGGCCGATATAATCGAACGGCTCATCTCCCATCGCTGCCACCGCGTCGTTAAGAGCTGGCGCACCAGCCCCCTTCACGCCGCTGGCAACCGTAATATTCACACCCGCCGGTAACACCTCCCCACCGCCAAAGCCGTAATAATTGAGAGTGACCGGAATTTCATTTCCATATAACCCCTTGTGGCGCGCAGTCAGTGTCACCACCCCCGCTTCTGATGTTGCCGTAAAGGGAAGATCAGGGTTTGCATTGACCACATCCTTAATGCTCACAGCCACCGCCGCAGCGTCATCACCGCTGGTCACGGGAGCCTGAACGCGGGTTCGGCCGGTATAGACATTCACCGTTCCGGTTTCCGTCGCTTCGCCAGTTACCGTCAAAGCGACGGTTGCTGCCGCGCCTGTGGATTCAGGTACGGCAATGACATACAGTTCGCCAAATGGATCGGTCTTACGGTACGCCCCGACCATACGGGCCAGCTGGCTTCCGGCACCGCAAATCTGACGGGCATAATCAACCGATGACACCAGAACAAGACTGTTGACGGCAATTGACGCATCATTGCTGGCATGACCAATCAGCAGTGATGCCCCGCTGTCCCGTGCGGTATTTGCCGCCGAGTTATCCATCTCGGCATAAAACAGAGGAACCCGCGTATCTGACGGAATGGAATTAAAACTAATCGCCATTTGTTTTCACCTTTTTATTCGTGCGCCGGACATCACCAGCGGCCTCGCGGCGCAGCCAGTAGTTATTCTCATCAACATTTCGACCTTCTTCAGGTAACAGGTCGCCATGGGCCGGATCGGGAACCGATCGCCCTTTTACAGGTTTTACAAACATTCATATTCCCTGGAGAAGTTATTACGGGAGGGTAATCCCGGTGTGGTGCTCAATGTTGCCGTCTGGCCCTGTACCGGGCTCGATAAAATCAACATCAATACTGAGCGTTTTAAGGTCGGGTAATACGTCCAGGTCTTCCTGCTGGCGGGAGTCCTCTTCGGTGATTTCATACTTCGCCGTGAAGTCGAACTGGTAATAGAGTTCGTGGCGGTTCAGATCCAGCAACATACCACCTGCGTACTGAATTTCATGCGCCTGCGGATCCGGCTCCCAGCCCAGCAGCGCTTTCCAGATAAGCTGCCTGACGTCATGAACGGCGTCATAGGATGCCCACTGCCCTTTTTCATCCCGTTCGTTGCTGAGCACCACGATGACGGAAAAACCCTCCGTCAAATCCTGCCAGTAGTCCGTCTGCGACTTCTGCTCGCCGGTGACATCTTCAGATGGAACGACATACGCTGCTGGCAGCCTGAGCTTTCCAGCTTCCGGGATTGCTTTAAACTGCGCTGCGCCACCCACACGGTTCCCAGACGGATATCATCCTGCAGGAGCAGTCCGTCAGGATCGCTGTCCGGAATGGTTTCATCCGGCGCATAGAGCTTCCGGTTCAGATACGTTTCCGTCCGCTTTTGCGCCGCACAGGCCAGCAGTTGCAGATGGCGGTCATCAGTATCGAAATCCTCATCCAGCCGGAGTTGGGCTTTAATCTCTTCCATTGTCAGAAGCATACTCAGCCCTCTTTACTGGTCGTGGCTTTTTTCTCTTTTGTCGCTTTACTGCTTTTTGCACTGGTTCCGCGATCTGCTAACCCGGCCTGAAGTGCAATCTCCTGCACCCGGGCAGGAAGCGCCCCGTCGTCATACTCACCGGCCCGAATGACCTCAACGCGCATACCGTCCGGTGACCATTTCAGATCTTGTTTCAGGATCATGATTCTTCACCCGTCAGAACAGGGGGCGCGGTTCCACGCCCCTGAGTGATTACGCCGCTGCAATCTTCAGCAGTTTGATGGCCTGCGAATCGACCAGCATCCCGCCGGTGCGCTTGGTGGTATAAAAACCGACAAACGGTTTATTGGTGTACGGGTCACGCAGAATGCGGGTGCCGATACGGTCAACGATGGTGTAACCCCGTTTGAAGTTACCAAATGCAATGGCTTTCGCATCAGCGGCGATATCCGGCATCTGTTCGTTTTCAGCGATACCGTAACCCGCCAGAGAGGACGGCTGCCCCAGTTCCAGCCCCGGACGCCACAGATAGTTACCCTCGGTGTCTTTCAGCAGACGGATGGCAAACAGGCTGTTGTTGTTCATCATGAACTTCGCGCCAGTGCGGTGTGCCTTACGCAGCGTGTAAATCAGTTTGATAATGGCGTCTGCGGTCACCGTCGTCGCTTCGCCGGATACAATATGCTGAAGTTTACCGAACGCACGTGCCTTATCGGACTCATCGGTGGATTCATACGCCAGGAACCCTTTCGGCTTCTTGGTGCCATCGCCTGAGGTAAAGGCAATTTCTTCCTGTTCGGCAAATTCGGTTGCCAGCTCGCTGTTGATCCATGCCTCCACGTTGAAGAAGGCATCATCCAGCATTTTCTGGGTGGCCTGCGGGTTGCCGTAGATTTCCCCCATGAAAGGCTCAATCAGTCCCAGCCTGGAAGTAGCGGTCTGGGGACGCGTGTCAGTTTCGCCCACCCATCCGGAAGCCGTACCACCCAGATTCACCAGTTTTTTTATAGTCTGAACCGCCCACGGTGATCACCGTGGCCTCCTGGCGCATCACCACCTCATCTTTCAGCAGGCTGAGAATGCTACGATCCAGCTCTTCCGGCACGGCATAACCACCATCTTCATCAGTGCCCACCTGCAACGCCTTACGTTCCAGATCGCGCAGACCGTCTTCGCGGCCTTTACGCAGAAAGCCGACGAAAGCGTCTTTATGTTCTGTAGCCACCTTGTTTTGCGCTCCACCCGCCGGACGCTTCAGCTCAAGCAGCTCTTTTTCAAGATCGCTTTTCAGGCTCTCCAGCTCGCTGAGTTTTCCGTTCAGGGTTTCCACCTGCCCGGCCAGCTTGCCTTTTTCCTGCTCAATCGCATCAACGCGCTTGTCATTCTTCGCTTTAAAGTCGTCAAACTTCTGCTGCAGATCCTGCGCGACCTGTTCCACATCTTTGATATCAACAGCCATTGTGTTTCTCCTGATTAAAAGTTCAGATTCTTCAGTGCATTCAGTGCAGAGCCCACATCCTCAGCGTCGCGCAGGGGGACATGGCCGAATGGTACGGGAGAGACCGACATCACGCAGGACGCTTTTTCTCAGGATCCCGCGGGCCACGCGTTCTGACGTCGCTGATACGCGCCTCGTCGTTGGACGGGATCACCAGAGACTTCCCAGAGCGATCTCAGAAAGACTTCTTTGCTTTGCTCCGGTCGTATTCCCAGTCTTTCAGTACATACCCAATAGAAAGGCCGGTTAACGAACCGGCCTTCATATGTGCGTGTGCGCGTTTTGCCAGGGGATCGTCATCGATGAGTAACCGCCCCCTGACGAACAGACCGACATCGTCTTCCTTCATTTCGGTATAAACACCGACTGGCTCATCCATGCGGTGCTGCCAGAGCAGCGCAGGCAACGCTTTTCTGTCCTGTCACGCCCGCAAGCAGCGGACATCACATCAGCTCACCGGAGCCATACCCTTCAAACTCACCGGAGTCACTCAGCAGCTCAGCGGTCATCAAGACGTTCCTGCATTGGCGTTCCTTCTGCTTACCGGACTATCGGAGGGTTGTTTCGTGGTCATGTTCATCGGTGTGAGATAGACATCACCACCGGGACGCGGATTCATATCTTCCAGGTCGCGGCAGTCATTGGGAGAGTAAATTCCCCAGTTGATCCCGGTGGCATAGGCTTCAAAACGGGACTTCATATCCCCATCCCCGCGCAGTAACGCAAATTTGGGTAACGCCCTGACGACCGTCCGGTGTTGATCCGCTGTTCGATGCGGGTCAGATACGGCACCAGTGAATAGTTGATAAATCCCAGCCCCAGCTCTTCGATATTGTTGAAGGTGGCGCGATCGGTGTTCTGCACCATGTGCAACGGCACCCGGAACAGACGACAGATTTCTTCAAGCTGAAACTTGCGGGTTTCCAGCTGGCTGTCCTCGGCGTTCAGCGCCATCGACTTCCAGTCCAGCCCCATCTCAAGGATCATCGGGCGGTGAGCATTGCCAAGCCCGGTGTGACGCTCCTCAAAATCTTTCTTCAGGCGCTCATAAGCCTGATCTGACAGCGTCTGCTCTGTACGCAACACACCCGACGTCACCGCGCCATTGCTGAACAGTCTGGCCCCGTGCTCTTCGGTCGCTGCCGCCAGCGATATTGCCTCGCGGGCATAGGCGATGGGATTCAGCCCCACCAGTCCGTCCAGCGTCAGCGTGCGCACATGCCAGATATCCTCCTGGCTCAGTACATCCGTGGAGCCATCCGGGAATGTGACCTGATAGACCGGCTCCCAGCTACTGTTAAGCTTCGGTACCACACAGCCGGGATCGACGGGCAGCAGTTCAGCCACTTCGCCAAATGCTTTCACTTTGTAGGCGTAAAAGTTTCCCCGCAGGCACAGACAGGTGACCACCAGCTCCCAGAACTCCTGCGGCGTCATATAGCCATTGGGATGCGTGGAGATCAGCTTATGCAGACGTTCGCCAGTGGCTCTCTGTTTCAGGCTGCCGTTCAGGTGATACAGGTTGCAGGGCAACATCCCGACCGACTCTGCCAGCACTCTGACGCAGGAAAAAACCGCCGTCAGTCGCATGGCCCGCTGACTGCTGATCTGCTTTCCGGTATAGGTGTCGTATGACAGCCCGATAGCATCCGCCAGCTCTGCTGGCGTGGTCACCGGTGCGTCACTTTTTCGTTGAAATCCCGAACACTATTCCTCCGCCCAGCGACTGTGTACGGTCGAGATATCGCGCCACCAGCCACGACCAGAACAGGCACAGCGGCAAAACCCCATCAGCGGCACAACGCCAGCAAAAGCGCACCCAGCCCAGGCGCGAGAATCAGCGACATTACCTGTTAAAGCGAGCGGATCCCGGGATGTCAGACAGCGTCTTCTTTCTCGTAGCACTCTGCCAACCGCCATAATCAGTGCAACTGCACCATCGATTTTATTTTCCGCCTGCTCCTTAATAGGCTTCACCACGTCATCGTTACCCGGAATGGTTTTGCCGACCACGTTGCCGATACACCAGGTCATGATGGGATTGCCGTCATGATGAAAGCGCCCCGACTCAATCGCCGCTTCCAGTTCTTTCATCGGATCGGACATGTTGGCGTAATTCTGGATGATAGTGACGGGATTCAGGTTTTCATCAGCTAGATCATGTGAAAGCCCGGTGGCACCAAATGGATCAATGGGGGATTCGCTGACCGGGTTCAGTTTGTTCGCAGCTTTGGCCTCTTCAAGGATGTAGCGGTAATCCACCTCCGCACCATCAGTTACTGTCAAAAAGCCCATTGCAACCCATTTCTGAAAACGTTCCGCAGTACGGCGATCCTCATTTTTCTCAACACTGTAGACCGTGTCATACGGCACCCAGAAACGTGGCGCCACGCTGTAAAAATGCGTTTTCCCGTCTATTTCACGGGTAAATAACCTCGCCATGCTGTTCATGTCCAGCTTACGAGCCAGATCGAACGCCAGTACGCAGGGTTGACCCTCAAACAGTTCCAGCGTCAGCGTCTTATCCTCACAGTTTTGCCAGGAAACCAGATTAAAGAATGCTGTGCGGGCGGCAACCCATACATTGAGATGCTTCGTTTTGAACACACCCGCATGGCGGGCATTGTTAATAGCACGCTGTTGCTGACTGAGAAGGAAGTCACGGTATACTGACACCCCAATGTTCGGGTTTGCTTTCTCCAGCACTTTTGGATCTGTCCAGTCATCCCCTTCATCAACCGTGTAAATCACGCCAAAAAGTTCGTTGTTCGGCACCGATCCGTTCAGCATCTCAATCACTTCGCGTCGCTTGTCGTAACACGGCCCCTCGATGTTGTAGCCCGCCGTGGTTATTGCCCACATCAGCGGCTGTCGGCGCGCGCCCATACCTGTAAGCATTGTTGTGTAGAGCGCATCCGTAGGGTGTTCGTGGTATTCGTCAACTATTGCGCAGTGCGGTGATGCCCCGTCCCCGGGGTTGCCGATCAACGGCTCGAAGCGGGCACCATCCTCCGGACGGTTCAGGTTTGAGGCATTCACCTCTATACCGAATGCCTCCACCAGTAGTGGTGTGCGCTTACACATCAGACGCGCGGGACGAAATACCTCCCACGCCTGTTTTTCAGTCGTGGCGCCGGAGTATACTTCCGCACCGAATTCGTTATCACAGGTGAAACAGTAGAGAGCTACACCAGCTGAAATAGCCGATTTCCCGTTCTTACGTGGTATCTCTGTGTAGACCTCACGAAAACGACGAAGCTTTGTTCCCTTCTGTACCCAGCCAAAGGCACAGCACACGATGAAAAGTTGCCACGGTTCCAGGGTAATCGGCATACGTTTGAACGCCCATTCACCTTTTGTATGTGGAAGTAACTGAATAAACTTTGCAGCTTTCTCAGCCATGTCTTTATCAAAGCGGTACCGAAACCTTTTACTCTTCTCCGCCGCCATATCATCAATGTGACGCTGGCAGGCCTGAATGACATACTGACATGCCGTGATTTTTCCCCGCACAACGTTGCGGGCATACTGATTAGCGGCGTTAACGTTGGGATATGATTTCCGGCTCATGAGTTGATCATCTTCAGGAATGGGTTAGATGTTTTCTTCTGTCCGGCCAGACCAATAAGGCGCTGTCGACTACTGGGGTCAAGGCCCAGCATAGAACCAGTAGAACTCATCTCCGATTCCTGTTCTTTCTTGGCAGTAAGTTCAGGGTTCTTTATTTTCCCCCCCATAGCGCCAGTTATGGTGTTACCTTCTTTTGCGATATTTTTTACTGCTCTCCGCCAGAACTCGTAGGCGACACACCAGCGCTCCAGTACAGCCAAATCCGTAACACACAGCAGTCCCTGACCACACAATTCTTTGGTGGTCAGTTCCCACATAACTGATGCCAGAGGCATATCTTCTTCGTTAAACCAGTCCGGAGGAGAAACCCCATTTATTGGTGTGAATACTGGTTCTTCTTTATTCAGGGCTCGCTTTCCGGGGTTCCCGGCCAGCTCCTTGCGCGCCGTAGGCTTGGGGCGACGCCCGGAACGCCCCGCCGTTCCAGCCATATGCGGCACTCCTGGTTAAATTTCATTTTTCGCGGGCATAAAAATTCGAGGAGGCGGGCAGTCCGGAAGACGTCAGGTCACAGGGATTTGACCCGCCCCTCCCCTCAGACAGTTGAGAATCATTATCACTTAAGCCGTTCACGGGCCGTCTTCGCCTTATGACACGGCCAGCACAGACTCTGCAGATTACAGTCGGCATCAGTGCCGCCATGCGCTTTAGGGATGATGTGGTCAACAGTTTTCGCCTCGCGCACCACACCGGCACGCAAACACAACTGACACAGGCCTTTGTCACGCTTCAGTACACGTTCACGGATAGCATCCCATTTCGAACCGTAGCCGCGCTGATGACGGGACTGGCCTGGCTTGTATTGCCTCCAGCCTTCGCTTTTGTGGCTTTCGCAGTAGCCTGACGGGTCTGTGGTGGTATGGCGGCAGCCACGAACACGGCAGGCTTTTGGGATTCGTGATGGCATATGTACTCCAATGAAGAAGCCACCGACATAGCCTCCTCCATTCATCGTGAAACTATTTTCATCTACCCAGTAATGAATTCTTTGTAGAGTTGTGATCAATACAACTCACTAATGGAGAGGCTTGTCCAACACGTTGGACAAGTTTCCTGTTTGATTTACTGGACACTATAGAAGGACAGAATGCCTTCATCACTCGAATAACATCAATTAAGGAGGTTCAACATGTTTCATTCCACAAATCATCAGGCTGTAATTATGGCTGCATCAGCTTGTGCCACAGACCTTTTCCGCTTCACTTTGAGCCTGATTCATTTCTACCTGACCGGCTCGCCTCTATCTTTTTAATCCCCGCTTTATCCAAATTGCATTGCCAGAATGCCGACAACAGACTGACATTCAAATCCTGACTACCTCCAATAGTCTGACCGTACACCTATATAGTTTTAATTTTCATCAATCCATTTAACTATCGTTTAATTGTTGTCACATAGGATTCTGCCGTTTTTAACAATGCAGGATAATAAGATGAAAAAAATGTTGTTTTCTGCCGCTCTGGCAATGCTTATTACAGGATGTGCTCAACAGACGTTTACTGTTGGAAACAAACCGACAGCAGTAACACCAAAGGAAACCATCACCCATCATTTCTTCGTTTCGGGAATTGGACAGGAGAAAACTGTTGATGCAGCCAAAATTTGTGGCGGCGCAGAAAATGTGGTTAAAACAGAAACCCAGCAAACATTCGTAAATGGATTGCTCGGTTTTATTACTTTAGGCATTTATACTCCGCTGGAAGCGCGGGTGTATTGCTCACAATAATTGCATGAGTTGCCCATCGATATGGGCAGCGCTATCTGCACTGCTCATTAATATACTTCTGGGTTCCTTCCAGTTGTTTTTGCATAGTGATCAGCCTCTCTCTGAGGGTGAAATAATCCCGTTCAGCGGTGTCTGCCAGTCGGGGGGAGGCTGCATTATCCACGCCGGAGGCGGTGGTGGCTTCACGCACTGACTGACAGACTGCTTTGATGTGCAACCGACGACGACCAGCGGCAACATCATCACGCAGAGCATCATTTTCAGCTTTCGCATCAGCTAACTCCTTCGTGTATTTTGCATCGAGCGCAGCAACATCACGCTGACGCATCTGCATGTCAGTAATTGTCGAGTTCGCCAGCTTCAGTTCTCTGCCATTTTTGTCGCGCTGGGCTTTGTAGGTAATGGCGTTATCGCGGTAATGATTAACAGCCCATGACAAGCAAACGATGATGCAGATAACCAGAGCGGAAATAATCGCGGTTACTCTGCTCACACCTCAATCTCTCTGACCGTTCCGCCTGCTTCTTTGAATTTTGCAATCAGGCTGTCAGCCTTATGCTCGAACTGACCATAACCAGCGCCCGGCAGTGAAGCCCAGATATTGCTGCAACGGTCAATTGCCTGACGAATATCACCGCGATCAATCATCGGTAAAGCGCCACGCTCTTTAATCTGCTGCAATGCCACAGCGTCCTGGCTTTTCGGAGAGAAGTCTTTCAGGCCAAGCTGCTTACGATAGGAATCCCACCAACGGGAAAGAAGCTGGTAGCGCCCGGCTGCTGTTGATTTGAGTTTTGGGTTTAGCGTGACAAGTTTGCGAGGGTGATCGGAGTAATCAGTAAATAGCTCTCCGCCTACAATGACGTCATAACCATGATTTCTGGTTTTCTGCCGTCCGTTATCCGTTCCTTCTGACCATGCCACCATATCGAGGAAAGCCTTACGCTGAGGATTAAGATTTTGCATTTTTCACCCCTGTCAGTCGTTCCCAGAAGTACGTCAGTGCAACCGAACCCATCGCACCACTAATCCCCGCTGTCGCGAGAATCATGTAAATACTGAATCCACTTTCGATGCTGATCAGGCCACCAATAACACCGGTGAATCCTGATACCACTATCTGAGCCAGAGCATTTATCCAACTCCACGTTGCTTTACTCTGCTTCACATCTATCAGGTAGCGGACCAGACCGCCCCAACCTGCGATGATCAGCAAAA